GATGTAGATTTCGATTTTTCCGATGTCGACTCCTTTTTCAATGAAGGAGAATGGGAAGTCGAAAAGAAGATGATTGATGTAGGTGATGAAGCTGTGAAACATGCAGAGGAACACGGCAATTATAAAGACCATACATTGACTTTGAGAACGTCCAATGATTACGATGTCGATAAAGACGGTTTAACTCTGAAAAATGAAGCGGAATACGCCTCATTCGTGGAATCTAAAGGGTATGATGTTTTAAGTGATGCCGCTCTATATGCGGAGAAACGATTAAAAGAAGAATTTGAAAAATGAAAAAGTACATTAGCACAAAACAGATTGAAGCAGAACCTATGACATTAGGCGAAGCTTGCCGTAAAGGTTTGGTAAAAAGTGAAATAGGAGAGCATGAATCTTGCAAGCTTGGATATCACACTCGTGCTGAATATGGCTATGAAAGTTGGTCACCCAAAGAATTGTTTGAAGAATCATATCGAGAAGTCAAGAAAGAAACTCCTATGTGTTTCGGTGATGCTATCGAAGTTTTGAAGCAAGGTGGGGCTATCCGTAGAAACGGCTGGAACGGCAAAGGCCTGACGGTATTCAAGCAAGTGCCTGCACATATTGAAAGCGATACCATTCCCAAGATGCAATCGCTTCCTCAATCAGCAAAAGACCTTATTCTGAAAGGAAAAGGTTTTATTGACTATACAAGCCAATGCCTTATCTATAACGAGAATACGGGACGTGCTGATTCGTGGGTACCATCCATCAGTGATGTGTTTGCAGAAGATTGGGAGATTGTGAAATGATAGTAACTACTGACATAGGAAACATTCTCTATCGGGATTGCAAGGCTTTCGGGATAGGTATAGCACCAGCAGGGGAAACGCTGACGGGTGAATTGAAGTCCGAAAGGATTGTCATTCACACGAAGAAGCAACAGCCGGGGACTTATTGGAAGAAGTCTTTCGCAGAAGTGAATCTTTGTGTACCTGATTTAAGCGAGAATGAAGCGAATACTATCCGTTTGAATGAACTTGAAAGAAAGGCTGGCAAGCTGTTTGATGATGTAGTAAGCACCTATGATGGTACAACCTATCGTTACTCTATTGAATCTATCAGTATAGAAGCGGATACAGCTTTAAAGTGTCATTATGTGAATGTGAGAATTTTATTTGAAGTATTAAATGTAAAACTATAAAATTATGATTTCAGCAGTAGGAATTAAAAGAATCTTGTTTGCCGACATTGATAAGGTAACGGCAGACATTACCCCCGAAATCGCAAAGACTTTGATTCAAGCCGCTATTAAGGCGAAAGATGAGGTTTTGAACGTGCATGGGGAAACTTGGCAGATTGAAGAAACGGAAGCATCTGTCACTGGACATAAAAATCAGTTAACAGGAAAAAATTACCGTTACGATGATGTGCCGGGAGAAGTCTCCCCTTCTTTCTCTATCGGACAGTATGACTGGAAGACAAAGAAAGCATTCATGGGTGGCGATGTTATTCAGGCAACATCTGAAGATGTCGGATGGAAGCGTGCCTTGGACAAAGTTATCGTCAACAAAGCATTGTTTTGTCTGACTGATGATGATGTATGGTTTATTTTCCCGAAATGCCGTATCATTTCCCGTGAAGCTAATACAGACAAAGCAATTGCCATTGCAGTACGCGGAATGGTTCAAGAACCGGGAATCAAAGGCGTTTCTTCTGAATACAATTACGAAGAAGAAGCTATCAAAGCTTTGATACCAGTGGCGTAACATTTTGAGATAAAACGATTGTAAACAGCAAGGGTGAGGTGGTGGTATTCGCTTCACCCTTGTTTCAATTTAGAATAATGAATCAAGCAGCAAAAATAGTTTCTGATGCCCTTTTAGGGCTGGATTTTAAGAATGTCGAAATAGGTGGAGTTGTTTATACGATCAAGCCGCCCACAATCAAAGTTATTTGTAGTGCTATTCATCATTTTTCCAATATTGGGATGACAGGTGACAACATCATGGAAGCTATCAAGAAACTTCCCGGAGTCACAGATGATATGCTAAAAGGTATCTCCTGTTTTATTTGTGGTAATGAGAATATGGCTAAGGCTTTGGAAAACGGAACCTTTGATGAAATCAAAGAAGTTTTGGAAATATGTTTCTCTATGATGGATATATCGGCTTTTCAGTGTGTCAGCTTGATGAAGAACGTGTCGATGCTGGCAGCAAGACCGAAACAGTAGGAAACGCAACGTTCTTCGGGCAAATAGCCCATTTGGTTGACACTCTCCATTTAAGCTATACGGAAGTGTTTGAAGTCATTCCATATAGAAACCTTTTAATGATGCAACGAGATAAACTCCATGCAATTTATGGCGGTCAAAAAGTAAAAAAAATCAGTGGTAAAGAATTAGCGAATCGTAGAAAAAAGAAATAAGTATGGCAAAGTTATATTTCAAAGTCGCAAGTGATTGGGAAGAAGTCGTAAGACTCCGTAGTGAAATAGCTAAATTAAAGCAGGAGTTGAAAAATGTGGATGGAACACAATCCCCTGCTACCTTCAAAACTCTAAATACCCAACTTGCTGTATCCAATCAAAAGTTGGATGAACTGGTGACTAATGCTGCTAAAGCCGGAGCTGAAATGGAAATGGGATTTAAAAAGAAAATTTTTGATGCCTCTCAATCTGTTAACGGATTCACAGAAAAGATTATTACTCAAAAGACAGTAGTTAAAGATATTGAAGCTGATGTAAAGCGTCTAGGAGAATCATATCGCATAGCACTAAAGCGTAACCCTCTATCTGCAACTGGTAAGCTGGAAGAATACAATGCTGCTCGCAAAGCCTTAGATGAAGAAAAGGCAGCTTTGTTCGGACTTACCCAGCAACAAGCTGAAGCTCGTCTTTCTGTGAAAAAGCTCCGTGACGAATACGCCCTTTACAACGATAATGCCAAAGAGGTTGTAGAAAAAAACAATGGCATTGCAATTTCTTGGAAGAAAGCATTGGCGGTTATTGGTGGTGCTGGAGTATTAAAGGCATTAGGTTCTGAAATAATTCGTGTTCGTGGCGAATTTCAATCCATGCAGACCGCTATTGAGACTATGGTTGGAAAGGATATGGCAGGGCAACTGATTCCGCAAATCAAGGAGCTGGCTAAGATTTCTCCACTTACTATGTCAGATATGGTTGGAGCAGAAAAGATGATGCTTGGATTTAACATACAAGCAGAAGACACTATCAAATACTTGAAAGCCATTAGTGATATTTCTATGGGGGAATCCAGTAAGTTCAATTCGCTAACTTTGGCATTTTCACAGATGTCAGCAGCGGGTAAACTTATGGGGCAGGATTTGAATCAAATGATAAACGCTGGATTCAACCCGTTACAGATTATCTCCGAAAAGACTGGAAAATCTATCGCAACTTTGAAAGATGAAATGTCCAAAGGTGCTGTTTCCGCTGAAATGGTTCAACAGGCATTCATTGATGCAACTTCCGCAGGTGGTAAGTTCTATAATATGTCTGAGAATGCTTCAAAGACTATCAATGGTCAGTTGTCTATGATGCAGGATGCTTTGGATTCCGTGTTTAACGAATTGGGAACAAAGTCGGAAAGTGTTATCATGGACGGTATTCAAATGACAACTTCGTTGATTCAGAATTATGAAACAGTAGGTAAGGTCTTGGCTGGATTAGTGGTTACTTATGGTACATACCAGACCGCAGTGATGCTTGTTACTGCTGCCGAAAGTAAACATACTCTTGTGGAGATTGGACTTACCAATGCCCGTTTATTGGCACGAAAAGCGCAGTTAGCTTTAAACGCTGCAATGCTTACCAATCCTTATGTGTTGTTGGCTACTGCTGTAGTAGGACTTGGAGTTGCAATGTTGGCTTTCCGCGATTCGGCAACAGAAGCAGAAAAGGCACAGAGAAGGTTTAATGAACAGCAAGAAGAAGCTAAAAAGCAAGAAGAAGAACACAAACAGAAGATTGATTCCCTCGTACAAAGTTCTCGTGATATAGCGTTGTCGGATTTACAAAGAGGTCGAAGTTTAGCGGAGTTAAGAAAAGAATACCCTAAGATATTCGCTCAATATGACATCGAAACCATTAAGTTGGCTGATATACTTAAACTAAAGCAACAGATAACGGAAGAAGATGCGAAACGTGCCGGAGAAAAGCAAACCAAGGAACTTTCTAACATTGAATCTGAAATCAAATATTACGAGAATCTGCTGAAAACTCTTTCCGGTCAGCAAGGCGTTGATGGATATGTGAAGAAACTAAAAGAATTGCGTGCTATGCGTGATGTCATGCTGCAAGAAAAAGGCAAAGGCATCTCCGAACAGTTCATTTCCAATCTTAAAGATGTTAATACTAATGAGTTTGACCGCTACATCTCTGAGTTGGAGAAGCGTATCAGAGGAAAGGGGGAAAATGGAACTGTGAAACTTCGTTTGCCTATTGATATTAAGGGTACTTTGTCTGATGAAGCAATCTATAATGTGAAAGACATAAAAACACTTATAGATACAGCAAAATCAGTCAAGCAAACCCGAATTGATTCAGAGAAGAATAAAACCACTTACAAACAAGATTATGAGAAAGCGAAGAAAGACTGGGAGGATGCCAAAAAGAAACTATCTGAAATAGAAAAGGACAAATCTAAATTTACTTCAAAGCAATACGAAGAAGCTAAAAAGCAAAAAGAAACTACCGAAAAAGCATACAAAGATTTAGGAGGTATCACTGGCAATGCTTTATCTAAACAAGAAAAAGCTATTGAAAAGCAAAAAAAAGACCAACAAAAATCAGCCGAAGAGCTTCTGTCTCTCCGTCGCCAAAATCAACAGGCGGAAATAGATCTTATGAAGGAAGGCACAGAGAAAAAGCTAAAACAGATTGACCTTGACTATCAAAAAGAACTTGACGCCATCAAGAAACAAGAAAAAGATTTGAGTGAAAGACAGGGTGGAAAGTTGACTTCGGAGCAGTCTATTGAAATTTCCGCTCGTTATACCAATGCTGAAAATAAAAGAGAGAAAGATATAGCCGATGTAAGTAAGGAATTAAATTCCATACTAGATAAATATCGTGATTATTCAGCTCAACGCATAGCTATAGAGAAGCAGTATCAAGACGATGAAAAGAAACTTAGGGACGGATTAGCAAAAGCTAAAAGCGATTCTGAAAAGAAACAATATGAAGATGCCCTAAAAGAACTAGAAAAACAGCGTAAGAAAACTATAGATTCTATTTCAAAAAGCGAAATCGAAGATTCTGGCGTTTGGAAAATGTTAATGGGAGATGTTGATGCATTACCTACAGATATGCTTGAACAATTATTATCTGATGCTGAACAACTTGTCAAGACTACAAACTTGTCGGCTACAGATATGAAAGCTATGATGGATACCATAAATAATGCTCGCCAAAACCTTATAGCTCGCAACCCTTTCAAGACATTGAAAGAAGAATATGAAAAGTATCAGAAAGCAATAAAGAAAGGGGATAAACAGGGAGCCTTTACTTCATGGAGTAATGTGGAACAAGCTAGCGAATCTATAAAGAGTAATATTTCAACATTAGGGTCCTCTCTATCTTCTCTTGGAACTACTTTTTCCGATGAACTGGGAGAAGGCATCCAAAAAGCGGTAGATATTATAAATGACGGCATCACAGCATTTGAAGTATTCGGCAAAACTGGTGAAAAGTCTGCCGGTGACACAGTGAAAGGCATTAGCGGAATTGTTGGGATCATAACTACATTAGTGGGTACTGTAATGAATGCCTTTGATTCTACAAAAGCAGAACAAGAAAGAAATATTGAATATCAACGTAGACAGGAAGGATATTGGGATTCTATAAATTATCAAGTAGAACGTTATCTGGAGTTGCTCAAAGAAGCCGCAGGAAATGATTATTTTGCAACAGCTACCCAATCATTAACAACACTTGAAAAAGCCAGAGAGAAGGCATACAGGGACATAGTAAAATCTATGCCTGTTGGTGATGTTGATGCTGTAACATTTGGGCTTGCTCAACTTTTTAAAAGTGGTAAGTTTGCTGGCAAAATGACTGAATATGCCTTCGGAGGTCCGCAAGCTAAAGAAATATTTGATTTCATACAAGCTAATGGAGGATATGATCTACAAAACAAACTCATATCAGAGGAAGCGATTTGGGCGATGAAAAGCAATGCCGACATCTGGTCTAAGTTACCGGAATGGATGCAACAAGCTATTGACAAATTTGTAGAGCTCAACGACCAGACTAAGGAGCTAGAAGAGACTTTAAATGAGGATTTATTTCAAACGACTTCACAAGGTCTCGAAGAAGCAATACTGGAAGGATTAAAAGGAGGAAAAAGAGGAATCGCAGATTTTGGAGAAGATTTTGAAGAGATAATGCGCAACGCCTTATTACAATCGTTCGTTATAGACCAACTAAGAGGTAAAGCACAAGAGTTTTATAAAAAATATACCCTTTTGGCTGATAGTGACGAAAACGGAAAACTTGATTTAACAGCAGAAGAGATAAGCGATCTTAGAAAAGATTGGAATGATATTATAAAAGCTGCTACAGAAGAAGCAAAGAACATTGATGCCATTGTTGGTGGTTCTTCCTCTTCATCCCAAGAAGCTTCAAAGAAAGGCTTTGCCACTGCGTCACAGGATTCAATCGACGAGCTTAACGGGCGTTTCACCGCCTTGCAAATAGCCGGAGAAGAAATTAAGAATCAAAGTATAACTCAATCCCAATCATTAAATATTCTAACGATGAAAGCGGATACACTTATTTCCATAAATACGGAAACGAGAAATATAGCCGATGACACACGTGATTTGATAGCAAGTTCATATCTCGAACTTGTTCAAATCTCCGAAAATACCGGAGCAATAATAAAACCCATCCAGCAAATGCAGAAGGATATGGCGGAAGTTAAAAACAATACCAAAGGATTATCAACAAAATAAATGGTTATGGCAGATTTATTAATAAATGGTAGAGATGCTTACAAGACTTGGGGTGTAAGAATGGGAGATAAATTCCTTGATGTGCTTGGTGCATCATTACCTATGAAAGAATTTATTGAAAATAAATCCCGATTAGAACATGGAAAACGTGTAATAATTAATAATCCCAAAATTGATGAACGGGAAATAACGCTCTCTTTTACCATAGAAGGCAATTCTAAATCTGATTATCAAGCAAAAAAAAGGGCTTTTTTTGAAGAATTATACAAAGGTGTGATTGATATTCAGATTCCAGCTAACAGCAGTGACATTTATCACTTGATTTATTTAGGTAAAAGTATCACCTATGCGCAGAGTTTAGACAGAACTTTTGGTAAATGCTCAATGAAGTTTTGTGAACCAAACCCGAGTTTAAGGACCTAATTTACGACATTGATTTCATTGTCGTATATGCGAGTGCCCAAAATTGGGTACTCTTTCTTTTATCTCCGAACTTTGGTGTGTTATGGAATCAGTAAACATCAAAGACATATCCGGCAACATTCGTTTCTCGGCTCCTATCAATGAAGGTTCGAAAAGACACTTCCTTTTGATGCAGGAAGATTATATCACTTTGCTATTTAGCCTTTTCAATCCGGTTTATTTCAAACTAGGTGACTACGTAGACAATGAGTTGGGAATATTCGAGCTTGTAGACCTGTATAAACCTACCTACAATACAACGACAGGTGCATACGACTACGAACTCCGCCTTGATGCTTATTACTGGAAATGGAAGAACAAGAAGTTTTTCTATACACCGGAAACTACCGGACGCGAAGCCGCATGGAATCTCACCGCTACCCTTGACACGCATTTGAAAGTCTTTCTTGATAACCTGAAAGCACTCGGATATAAATTCAGAGAGGAAGAGTTTACATACGAGATTGACAGCACAGTAGAAAACACTTCCAAGCTCGTTTCCTATGATAACGTGAATCTGATCGACGCTCTCACACAAATGGCGGAGACATGGGAGTGTGAATGGTGGATAACAGAGCACGTTATTCATTTCGGACGTTGTGAATATAGTTCCCCTGTTGATTTCAAAGCCGGTGACTTGACAGACACAGAAAATGTGAATGTCAACAGCATGACACGCAGCGACAGCCAGACCACTTATGCGACCCGTATCTACGCTTTCGGTTCCACCCGTAACATTCCTTCCAGTTACCGGAAAGATTTGATATTCGATGTAAAAGAGGTTAATGGACGTAATATATCCGATACGTCAAGACCGCTCAAAATAAACTACTTTCCGTCACGAGTTACGTATAAGGAAGACTATACCGCTAGTAGCAACGAAGGCAGCGGCCCTTTTACTCCCTCTTATACAGAATGGACGCTTGATAAGACTTTAGCTTCATCAGCCAAAGGTGGTTCTTATAAAGTTGTTTCGGAAGGAATTTCAATCAATATATCAACAGCCGTCCCGCAAATAGGGAACCGTGCTTTGCTCCCGGCAGGAGATTATATATTGAAGGCGTCATATATCTATAATGTTTCCGGGGAATCAAAAGAGGTGATTATTGGTAATCAGACCGTTTCATTAGCCCAAAATCAACAATATGAGATTGTGTCTAAAATACAGGTTCCCGACACGTTGGTTATCGACAAAAACAGTTCTGATTTAAAAGTAAGGGTATACGTTCACGTACCAGCTCCAGCTTCTTCCGAGCTGTTATCGACTTTCCAGGCGTATGTAACATACGATATTAACGTGTATGGCGGTTCTTCTGCAACGACTTCCGTAACATTCCTTTCCGGTGCAAATGCCGGACAGACTTTTGCTGCTGTTTACAATCCCGACCTTTTAACCGGTGACGCAGCAAACATTATCCAGTTACCGGAAGGTGTAACCGCCTCTTTAGGTAATCGGTACACCATTAACAACATCATAAGCGGTAAAGTTCCTGATAACTACTTTAGTAAGGATGACAAGGAAATGACCCTTAACGGAGTTGTTCAGAAACGTCTTATGCTCCCGGAGGGTATTTCTTATGTAGATGCTTATAAATACAGCCCGACCGGTGAACGTATCAATATCGGAGATGAACGCTATAATGATCCGGATAACGTGGAAATGCCAGAAGAGGAAGCAATCGAAGAGATCGTTATATTTGAGGATGAATATCCCCAATACAAGGGCACAATATCCAGTGTCAGCCACGATGACAAGGTAGACGATAACGATAAGGAATATCGGATCTATAATTTCAAAGATACGGGACTGAAGAACTTTACAGAAGATTTTAGGCTGGATGGTGAGGAACTTCACATGATATTCCAAACTGGCAAGCTTGCCGGGATGGACTTTGCTATCAATATTGTAGAAAGCGATAACACCGGAACAACCTTCGAAATTGTCCGCAATGAGGATTACGGTCGCTTTCTTCCGGATGATGTTCTTTATCCGCAAACCGCACACATGGAGGACGGTGAAGAAGTCCCCGCAGACACATATATCCTTTACGGCTTTGATACCGCATACATCTCCGAGCAGATGTTGCCGGACGCAGAGCAGGATTTACTCAAAAAGGCAAAGGAGTACGTAAAGAAATCCATGATTGACCCGTCCACCTACGATTGTGAGATGGATGCTGATTTCATCTACAATAAGGGTAATATTCGTACATACGAAGTCGGGGCTAAAGTCAACCTGATAAATAAGGCATTTTTCCCGGAAGGCAGACAATCAAGAATAATCGGTTTCGAGTGGCCGCTGGATATTCCTTACGATCACCCGATTTATACAGTCGGTGAGACGGCTTCATATTCCCGTATCGGTGAGATAGAGAGCAAGCTTGATTCCCTCACTTACAAGGGACAAACCTATTTCGGCTCTGCTGTTGGAGGTGGTGGAATCAGTGTGTATGTTATTGGGGTTAATGACAAGACAATCCCGTCTGACAGAAACGTATTCTCTGCAAAAAGAGTGCTTCAGGAGATTATAGCTTATGCTATAAGTAAGACGAAAGATGACACAGCCCTAGGGCTTATTTCATTCCTGAACGGCATTAACGTTACCAAAGGTATTGTAACGGACACGATAACTGCAACAGAATTGAGCAGCAATATTGTAAAGGTGCTTGATAAGCTTACAGCCAATAATGCCGCTTTCTCCGGCAATATATCTTCTGTTGATTATGCTGAAAAGTTACTTGGCTGGCTGATAACCCCATCCGGTGATATAGATGCGAAGTCGTTGCGCCTACGTGATTTCCTTGAAGTGCCGGAATTGCGATATAACCGGGTATCAGTTATCACAGGTGAGGAATGGAACGCTCCCGGAGGCGGTATAATCGAATCAGTGGACGAAGAGAGCAGCATCGTTTACCTGAAGCTTGAACCGGGCGAGGTTGCAGCTGTTGAAGTGGATGATATTTGCAAGGCTAACTTTAACAATGACACAGGCTTTCAGACAACCTATTTCCGGATCACCGAAAAGCTGGATAATGGTTCTTTTAAATATGTTCTCCGTAGCGGATATACTTACCATCCTCAAAAGGCTATGCACTTTGTTTGCTACGGCAACTTCACCAATGCAGAACGCCAGAAGTCCAGCTATTCCACGCAGAATTATATCCGTTTCCTTAAAGGTGTAAACAACTGGGAGATCACAAAGGATATGATTGCCATGCAGTTGGGAGACCTGTCTAACCTGAAACTGTTTGGAATGGATATGACCGGACATAGTGCATATCTTAACAGAATCTACATGACCGGTACGATCAAGCAGATTTCAAATGATGGTGTGACGGAAGTACCGGTTCCGGCTTTCAAAGGTGAATGGAAAGCGGGGACGTATTGGTATTATGACGAAGTAACCCACAATGGAAGCACGTGGATTTGCATTGAATCCACGACTACGCAGGAGCCGTCAGATTCTTCTACTGATTGGTTGAAGGTTATTTCTAAAGGGGAAGATGGAGCTTCAGGAAAAGGAGTAAAAAGTATCGTAGAGCAATATTATTTATCCACTTCTCAAACGTCATTAACAGGAGGGAGTTGGAATACGACACCCCCAACTTGGGAGAAAGGCAAATATATCTGGACACGTTCGGTTATTACTTATACTGACGATTCAACGACTACTACTGATCCAATTAGCGTAACCGGTGGAGCTGGTGAGAATGGGCTTGGTGTTAAATCGGTTGATGTCTTTTATTATCTTTCCTCCTCTTCTAGCGAGTTAATCGGTGGAGAATGGAGTACTATTGCTCCCACTTGGGTTAATGGCAAGTATATGTGGAGTAAGACAAAAACTACATATACAGACGACACCTTTGTAGAAAGTAATCCTGTTTGTATTACAGGGGGAAAAGGCGAAGATGGAAAAGACGGTAAAGGCGTACAGAGCGTTGATGTCCTTTATTACCTATCCAGTTCTTCAACCTCCCTTTCCGGTGGTT